ACGGAATTCCAGTTTTTGATACACCAGACAGCGATGTGCTCGGCCCAGATGGTGAATTAATAGATGTAGGGATTGTAGAACATTGGCAAAATGAAGCTGATGGTTTAAAAGGAGATCATGATGCTTTAAATGAATTCTATAGACAATTCCCTAAAACTACTGAACACGCTTTTAGAGATGAAGCAAAAGGAAGTATATTTAATCTAGTTAAAATATACGAACAAATAGATTACAACGAAGAAATGTCTAGAACTCTTGGAGTTACAACTGGTAATTTTCAATGGGTGAATGGGGTAAAAGATTCACAAGTTATATTTTATCCAGATCAACAAGGTAGATTTAAAGTTAGTTGGGTCCCTAAAGTTGAATTACAAAATAGAGTGGTACTTAAAAATGGCGTTAAATATCCAGGTAATGAACACGTGGGAGCATTCGGTTGTGACTCTTATGATATATCAGGCACCGTAGATGGACAAGGTTCTAAAGGAGCATTGCATGGACTAACTAGGTTTAGCATGGAAGATGCTCCAGCTAATAGTTTCTTTTTAGAATACTTATCAAGACCACCTACAGCAGAAATATTCTTTGAAGACGTTTTAATGGCATTAGTATTTTACGGAATGCCAATACTTGCAGAAAATAATAAACCTAGATTACTTTACTATCTCAGAAGAAGAGGTTATAGAGGATTTAGCATGAACAGACCAGATAAAATATGGAATAAGTTGTCTGTAGCGGAAAAAGAAGTTGGAGGAATTCCAAACTCCAGTGAAGATATAAAACAAGCACATGCCGCGGCAATCGAGATGTATATTCAAGATCATGTAGGCATACAGCAAGATGGAACATTTGGAGATTTATATTTTAATGAACTATTGAATGACTGGACTAAATTTGATATAAATAAACGTACAAAGTTTGATGCGACAATAAGTTCAGGTTTAGCAATTATGGCAAACAATAGACATTTATATATTCCAAATCCCAAAACAGAAAAACCAAAACTAAATATAAACATTGCTAAGTATTCAAATAAAGGTAATGTATCAAAAATAATTAAAAATTAAATATGGCTGAGTCAGTTGTAAAAAATTATTTTCCAAGTCAAGCTGTTAGTGATGCAGAGAAACTTAGTTATGATTATGGACTAAAAATTGCAAAAGCAATAGAGACAGAATGGTTCAATAATGATAAACAAGGTAGTAGATATAGAACACATAAAAATAATTTTCATAGTTTAAGACTGTACGCTAGAGGCGAGCAGTCAATTCAAAAATATAAGGATGAGTTATCAATTAATGGTGATTTGTCCTATCTTAATTTAGATTGGAAACCAGTTCCAATTATTTCCAAATTTGTAGATATAGTAGTAAATGGTATTGCCGAAAGAACTTATGATATAAAAGCGTATTCTCAAGATCCATTTGGAGTTAGTAAAAGAACTCAATATATGGAATCTATAATGGGGGATATACGAGCACAAGAACTAAGTGATTTTGCAGAAGAGGCGTTTGGAATAAATCTATATGAAAATCCTAAAGAAGAATTACCAGATTCCCAGGAAGAATTAGAACTACATATGCAATTAAGTTATAAACAGGCTGTAGAAATAGCTGAAGAACAAGCTATAAATGTTTTAATGGAGGGTAATAACTACGAACTTATAAAGAAAAGATTTTATTATGATTTAGCAACAATAGGTATTGGTGCTGTTAAAACTTCCTTTAATACTTCCGAAGGAGTTACTATTGATTATGTTGATCCTGCTCAATTAGTGTATTCCCACACAGATTCCCCTTATTTTGATGATATATATTACGTTGGTGAAGTTAAAGATATACCGATAAATGAATTAGCAAAACAATTCCCCCACCTAAAACATGAAGATTTAGAAGAGATAATACAAACTTCATATAATCATTCTAATTATAATTCTAATCGAAATAGGGATGATAATAATAAAGTTCAAGTTTTGTATTTTAATTACAAAACTTATATGAACGAAGTTTATAAAATAAAAGAAACCGGAACAGGCGCTGATAAAATAATACCTAAAGAAGATACATTTAACCCGCCAGATGATTTAGAAGGTGGATATAGTAAATTATTAAGGAGTATAGAATGTCTTTACGATGGAGCTCTAATTCTTGGAACAGATAAATTACTTAAATGGGAGATGGCCTCAAATATGATACGTCCAAAAAGTGATTTCACTAAAGTTAAAATGAATTATTCTATCGTTGCCCCTAGAATGTATGAAGGAAGAATAGAATCTTTAGTTGGTAGAATTACTGGATTTGCTGACATGATTCAATTAACGCATTTAAAACTACAACAAGTAATGTCAAGAATGGTTCCTGATGGAGTTTATCTTGATGCAGATGGTTTAGCTGAAATTGATTTAGGGAATGGAACAAACTATAATCCACAAGAAGCCTTAAACATGTTCTTCCAAACTGGTTCTGTAATTGGTAGATCACTGACTCAGGAGGGTGATATGAATCCTGGTAAAGTTCCAATTCAAGAAATCACAAGTGGTAGTGGTGGTAATAAAATACAAGCACTTATAGGTAATTATAATTACTATTTACAAATGATAAGAGATGTCACCGGACTGAATGAAGCTAGGGACGGTAGTATGCCAGATAAAAATGCTCTAGTAGGTGTACAAAAATTAGCCGCAGCAAACTCTAATACGGCAACTAGACATATATTACAATCTGGATTATTCTTAACTGCAGAAGTTGCAGAATGTTTATCATTAAGAATTTCTGATATTATAGAATATTCTCCAACAAAAGATGCTTTTATTCAAGCTATAGGATCTCATAACGTAGCTACGTTGGAAGAAATGTCAACTTTACATTTATATGATTTTGGGATATTTATAGATTTAATGCCGGATGAAGAAGAAAAGATGTTATTAGAAAATAATATTCAACAAGCGTTAGCACAAGAAAGTATAGGTTTAGAAGACGCTATTGATCTTAGAGAAATAAAGAATGTTAAATTAGCAAATCAAATGCTAAAAATAAGAAGGAAGAAAAAGCAAGAAGCAGATCAGTTAACGCAACAACAAAATATTCAAGCTCAAGCTGAAGCTAACATGCAAACTCAACAAGCGGCCGCTGAATTAGAAGTACAAAAAAATCAAGCAAAAACCCAAGCCGAAGCTCAATTAGAACAAATAAAAGGACAAATGGAAGCTCAAAAAATGGAGCAAGAAGTAATGCATAAAAAAGAATTAATGGCATTAGAATTCCAATATAACATGCGATTAAAGGGTATCGAAACAGAAGAACAAAAGGGTAAAGAAAAAGAGAAAGAAGATCGTAAAGACGAAAGAACGAGAATCCAAGCGTCTCAACAAAGCGAGTTGATTGAACAAAGAAATACAGGAAAACCACCTAAAAACTTTGAATCCGCAGGTAATGATATACTTAGTGGGGATTTTGATTTAGGTGCGTTTGATCCAAGATAAATTTTTTATTAATTATTATTATATTATATTATGGCAAAAACTAAAAAAGAAGAGGTAGTTGAACAAACTACCGAACAACCAAAAGTAGACAATACGGTTGAAAAAATTAAAGTAAAGAAAAAACCAACTATGAAAAAACTTAGTCAGGACAATGAGCCTTTCAAAGTTGATTTAGATAAACCAAAAACAGAAAAAGATGAACAACCAGAAAATACCAACAAAGAAGAGATTGTTGAAGAAAAAGTTGTTAAAGAAACAACTAATAAAGAAGAGGTTATTGAACAATCTACAGAAGAAAATGCTGAAACACCTGTTTTAGAAGAAATTACAGATGAAGAAGTAGAAGAAAAAGTAGAGGAAATTACAGAACAAATACAAGAAGCTGTAACTGAATCTCAAGAAACAGGTAAACCGATTCCAGAAAATATCCAAAAACTAATGGATTTTATGGAAGATACTGGTGGAGATTTAAATGATTATGTTAAACTTAATCAAGATTATAGTAAATTAGACAATCAAGATTTATTATTTGAATATTATAAACAAACAAAACCTCATTTAAATAACGAAGAAATTAACTTCCTTATGGAAGACACGTTCTCTTACGACGAAGATATGGACGACGAAAGAGATATACGAAGAAAAAAATTAGCGTTAAAAGAGCAAGTTGCCAACGCTAAATCTCAACTGGAAGAGAACAAATCCAAATACTATGAAGATATCAAAGCTGGGAGTAAGTTAACTCCAGAGCAACAAAAGGCTATGGATTTCTTTAATAGATATAACAAAGAATCTGAAGAAAATCAGAAAGCAGTGGATGCACAAACTAATAATTTCATAAATAAAACAGATCAAGTTTTTAACAATAAGTTTAAAGGATTTGAATACAATGTTGGAGATAAGAAATTTAGGTTTAATGTAAAAGAAGCTGAAAAGGTTAAAGAAACACAAAGCAACATCAACAACTTTGTCGAAAAGTTTTTGAACAAGGATAGTATGATGGAAGATGCTAAAGGTTATCATAAATCTTTATTTACAGCTATGAACGCAGACACTATTGCAAATCATTTCTACGAACAAGGTAAAGCAGATGCTATGAAGAATAGTATTGCTAAAGCTAAAAACGTAAATATGAACCCTAGACAGTCACACGGTGAAATAGAAACGGGTGGTTTAAAGTTTAAGGTGTTAGGTGATGATTCCTCAGATTTTAAGTTTAAAATTAAACAAAAATAACAATTTAAAATTAAAAAATTATGGCAATTACTGCAGGTGGTAATTTGAATAGTGTGGCTGCGTCACAACAACAAGCGTTGGCTTCAAATTACATAGATTTCACAGACGGAGCAACCGGCTGGGAACAACAATACCTGCCTGACTTGATGGAAAAAGAAGCAGCGGTTTTCGGCAACCGTACAGTTTCTGGATTCTTAAATCAAGTTGGCGCAGAAGAGGCTAGTGCATCCGATCAGGTTGTATGGTCTGAACAATCACGTTTACATTTATCTTACG